TTTCTAGCCTTATCATATAGACCACTACTCTCTCCTATTCTACTAGCCCAATAGTTCGGATCTGTCCATTCTTTTATTTTTATTAACGGCCAACATATTGTCCGTAGTATTTTCATTATCATTTCTTTTCCCATATCCAAATTGGTTCACAAAATATCTTATCTTTATTCTTTTCTACCATCTCTAAGGTTTTCTCTTTGAACTGATTGTTATCTTTTGCAGTTCCAGCTCCACCACTATTTGGTCGTTTTGCCATCTCCATACCAATACAACCTATGTATTCCATGTCTCTGTATTCATCAAGAAACTCATTCATCGGGTCACATATTTTTAAATATTGTGCACCACCCTTTGTTTTTGCATTTACATCCGATATATTCACGCATAATTTACCACCAGATTTTAATGTCGGTATCATACTGTCAAGAGATTTCTGTAGAAACTGATAGTTCCAACTATCTATGTCTTTATATCTAACCCAACTTTGATTATCATCGTTACCATATCTCTCTATATTAAAATAAGGTGGTGATGTAAATATAATGTCAAAAGTATCACAGTATTCATCAAAGTTAAAGTCTTCTGCCGCATCACAATGAAATTTAGTGGTTTTTTCCTTTTCAAAGAATGTTAATCGAGTATCGTAATATCTTGCTTGTTGTTCATAAATAGGATGGTTCTCTTTTCTAGGATCTATCCCAACATACAATTCGGTATTCATACTGGCATAAAAACCAGCCAACCTATCACCCCAACCCATTGAAAAATCCAACACATTCTTTACATTGAAATAATCATACATGGCTTTTGCGACATTTGGTTTGAACTGACTACAAATATATTTACGAAGTCCAATCATCACTCTAAGGTTTGACCTATCTATTTTACTCAATTTAAGTGAATACGCAGCACCCATTAAACTTTTCATAAAGTCAAATGTTTCCCAAGTTCTTTTAGGACCTGGATAGGAGCTTGATTCAACTGACCAACGATTTTCTTGTTGAAAATAATTACTGGCTTTATTACCAATGTTATTTCTAGCGAAATACCATTGTGAACCTTTATAATGTAAAGGCCATTCGTATCCTTCCTCAGAACGAGCAAACCACTCACCTTCTCTTAAAATATCGTGAACCCAAGTTCCCTTTAATTTATCGAAGTCTTTACGACAATCTTCTTCGGTCATCTCCGCTGTTGGCATTGGATATGTCATAGCGACAGTTGCCAGAGATTCCTTTACATCATCTTTATCAAATGTATCTTTTATGTAAGTCCATTCTTTTTCATCGATGTGAAGATATGGCTCTTGGTTTTTAAACTTGTCGAAATAATCTAAATACATTATTCTCCGAACAGGTCTTTGAATGCCTGATTCGCAGCTGCGGATTGTTGTGACTTCTTCTTTACCTCTTCTTCTTTCTCTACCTTGATATCATGGTCACCTCTTGCCCATTCATCGTTTTCAATCTTACTCGCCATCATATCTGCCTGATGTAATATATAAGGTATGTTTGTTTTGAGTTGTCGGTCTTTAGAATAACTAATGTAATAACCTTTATTAGCTTCTTCATATAATCCATCGGTCAATCTTAATCCAAGATACTCATTTTCTGTCATAGGAATACCAAAGTGTTGTAACAACCAAATAGCTCTATCTGTTACTGTCATGTATTGCAACTTACCATTGTGTTTGTAAATCAACCCTTGATTTTTTCTATGCCAGTCCGAATCGTTTGGTGTGTAGTAGTCCTCTGATAAATCACCAACTTTACCTAAGTCGTGATGAAGAGCAGCAAATATTAACTCTTCTTTATCAAAATTATCAATGGTCGCACCATTCTTACCCCAAAGGTCATATATCTGAACGACTAAATCAGTAATGTGTAAAACATGTTCCACATACCCACCGGCGTGAGCATTGTGAAAGTGTTCTTTTCCACTTGCTGGTGCAAGACACATTCTTTCTTCAAAGTAATCATACATCTTCAACAACTTCTCCAGCCTTTCGCCAGAGAAGTTGTCGTTGATTAGTTGTATGAGTTTACCCCAATTTTCTTGTATTTGTTCTGGTGATAACTCTTTCATTTTATAACTCCGTAAGTTTGAAGTAAGACTCGTAACGAATCTTCCATCCATTTTGATTTAATATATCCACCTTAGTTTGCACATCAGATGGTAGTTGAGGATCCATAGACACGATTAATATTCTCCTTAATCCTGTCTCATATGCGTATGCTTGACCTTGAACAATAGCTTTCCACATTCGACCTACTGTACTTTCTTTTTTTATTTCAATAATAGTATCAGTTGGTTTGTTTGCGTCTAAGTCCATTGGAACTATGTCAGGATAACCTGAGTGTAAAGCATATTGAGAGTCAAAATCTCTCGTATTAATTGACAAATACTTTCTCAACTTAGAAGAATCTTTCAATCTTTCAAGAAGTTTTTCTTCCATATCAGCTTCACTAATACTAAGGTTACGATTAGAGGATCTTACATATAATTTCTCATCTCTCAAAAAATCAGCAAAATCTTTTTCAAATCTTTCAACTGATTCTGACATTACTATATCATCTTTTGTAGCAGTTGTTTCAATACCTCTTCTTATCTCCAAAGTACCAAACAAAGCTTCAGAACGAGAACTAGCTTTATAATTACCAAATTTAATTGGAACACCCATAATAGTGTAACTTAAACCAACAAACTCTGATTTATATCTAAAAGGATTTTGTTTATACTCTTCGCTTTCAGAATCGTACTTATTATCACCTGAGTGTTCAAAATACTGATACATAGCTTTATTATGTGGTAAGTATCCAATTTCATAGTCTATCTCAATACCAGTCCTATCGGATTTTTTCTCAACATAATCATTATGTTTATATGTACCAGCAATCTCATAGGTGTTAGGACCTAAGTTGAATTCATCATTATTTGTTGCCTTATATAACATTTCAAAGGGTAAACCAGTAGATGGATTTGTTCTACCTTCTTGTATCGCTTTGGTTCCAGAAAAAATAATATCTCTTTTCTTTAATTCCCAATTATCATGAAGTTCATCGTTCTTTAACCATATAATATCTATGTCAAGTTGTTCTCCTAAATACAAATGGTAAGAAGCTTCTAAAGATGCGACTAAGTTAGTGTACCAATTAACTCTCTCTCCCAAATTTTTCATTGGAACTTTCATTTTTATCTGTGTTCCTGTTTGTTCCTTTGCCACCCAATCCTTAGTATTCAAATCATACCACAGAATTGGTTTTGATTTTTTTGTGTAAAAAGAAGCAAATTCGTTATTCAAATCAGGTGTTAAATCAAAAAAATCAGAACCATCATTTGATGTTCTGATATATTCTAACCAACCTTCATGTGGATTACCACCTGTCCACCAATTAACAGCAGTTTTCATTCCACGACCATGTGCACTAAGTATCGCTGGTGTTTTATATGACATACCAAGATTCATAGCATTTGGTAATGATTGTGTTGGATTAAAAAAACCAATAAAATCATCGGTTACTGTGACCTCTCGTTTATCTGTATCAAAAACCACTTGTACACTTACTTTACCTGAATAAGTGGTTTCATCGGTTAAGACATTATTAATTAACTCTCTGGTGGCTGTGTTTTTAGTGTAAGCTACTTTACCTTCACCTCTCCAACCTTTCCAAGTTATCTTTACTGGTTGTGACTCGTTTTTACTATGTTGATTTAGATATGTATGACTCGAAGCGTTCATAATATTCTCCTATGTTATTCTATTTTCGCCCCACTAATCAGGACTTTAATAGGATTATTGATTATTAACACCCAAGACTATGTAATATTACGGCGTCTTCTTAGTGTTATTATTAATATACACATAAAACAGTATATGTGTCAAGTATTATTTTTTGTTTTTTTCCAAACCTTTATCGTATTCTGCCCATTCTTCTTCAGTTTTCCAAGCATATGTTGAAATCCTTCCATATTTTTCTCTGATATTTTTATCATCTCTCAAAGCTTTACGATAAGGAGCAAACTTAATACCATTACCCCACATCTGCCTTATTAATTGTTTTTTGGTACAATGTCCATACTCGTCTTGTTTCTCTTTAATCCTACCAATTACTTTCTTGTAACCATCTTTATTAGTTTGTGCAGGTTTTACTGAGTTAACGACCTCATCAATATCATCTGATAATCGTTTTACATTATTAGACCACAACAAAGATTTTTTACACTCTTCTAACCCATCTTTAGCTTTTTGATTACGATATTCGTTGTCGTCTAAATACTTTTCAAGTAAATCTATTGATTCCTCATAACTACCAAAAAAGTCGGCAGTAGGATTTAACTCATGGTAATAATCATCATCAAACATTATAAAAGGACAACCAACCATCATACCATCTGTTGTAGCAACTGACCAACCATTATATTTTTGTTTGGGAGAAAACCCAACCCTACAAGTTTTTAACTTCTTTAAATATATCTCTTTTAATTCTGCCTCTGTCATACCGATGTATTTTTTCTTACCCTCTATATAACCACCATTATCGACACTTCTTTCATCCCAAGTTTTACCACCTAACTCCTTCATGGTTGACAAGTCTAGTAATGGAATCCAAACTTTAAAATCTTGTCTCTTTTCCCACAAAGGATCACATACTTTTAATATAAAATTTTGAAAATCTTTATAAGTTTTAGTTCTGTGATTAAACACGATGGTTGGAAAACTTTTTTCATCTATATCATCCACCACTTGTTCATCTAAAACTGGCAAATGAAATGACTCTATTTTATCATCAAGACTATTTACAATTTTGTCTTTAAATACCTCAGAAGCTTCTTTTAATACTAATTTCTTTTGAGAGTCTGTATTGACATAACATTTTTCCATTAAATTAATACCCTCACATTCTCTTTGAAAAGCGGGATATTGCCAGTTACAAGTGTCTTTAAAATCAAACCAATGGCTATAACCAAGAACAGGTGGTATGTGATGCCATTCGTTACCAAGATAGTTTAGTAAGTTCCAAGTCGTCTCTGGCAAATGACTAAA